AATACCTATTATACCATCAACATCTTCGTTTAGTATTGCGTGTGTATAGGCATATACCTTGTAACAAAAACGAACACCATCTTTGCGATAGTCATTTGTTTTTTCTTCATAACTTGTATATTTGTATTTGTTTTTATTTCTTTCTACAAATGATTTACAGTTAGGTACTTCATCAAACATATCACCATCTTCATTATAAATCTTTAAAGGAAAAGACCAATTGTAAGTTGATTGAAACCTATGAGCATAGGCATCAAATAGTTTATTGTTCCAGGTTGTTACAGTTAATATTTTCATTCAAAATAAGTTCTCATTTCTATACTTTTATGAACGTAAATATATTCTGAATTTACCACATTATCTAATATATAATCTAAACTTGTTAAATATTCATGTATTTGTTTTGGTGATGTGTTAAATCTTCTTAGATGTTTTTCTTTTATTTCAACAACAATCATTGGTTTATGTTTTTTAAGAGTTTTTATTGCTCCTTTTAAAACATGATATTCGTATCCTTCAGTATCTATTTTTATAAAATCAACGTTGTCATAATTAAAGTTATCTAATTTTTTTACATCAATAACTGTTTTAGAATTTTCGTTTATGTGAGTATCTCCAGTGCTTGTTGGATCAATTTTTATGTGTGTTTGATGTTCTTTTGATCCTAAAGCAAATGGTTGTATTTTGTAATTATCTATGTTTCTATCTTTAAGATTTTTATGTAAACATTTTCTAAATTCTTCTATTGGTTCAAATATTTCAACCCTGCTAAAATTTTTACAAATATCAACTGCCCATAGCCCTACATGGCCACCTATTTCTACTGCAAATCTATTTCTTCTTACAAATTTTTTATTTAAAAGAATAGCATAATCTCTTTGTTGTGTTTGATAATCAAAACCACGATTGATAACTGATTGTTCTTCAATCTTTTCTTTTAAATGTATTTCATTATCAGGTAACCACCAATTATGAATTTGAATCATTTATAATCACAGCCTCACTTAATATTTTATTTCGTGGTCTATTTAAATATAATTTGTAACCTTTATCTTTAAACTCTTGTAACAGATTTTCGTATTGTTTAATACTTGTTTCGTTGTCAATAAGTTTAACTTCAAACTCTACTAAAAATGCTTTAAAGTCAATATTATTATCTAATATCTCTCTACAAAAATCAAACCATACGCCTTCAATATCTGCTTTAATAATATCTACTTGTGGCATGTCTTCTTTCATAATAGTAGTTAAGTTTCGTGTCATTACTTCTATATAAGATGGATTTTCACCAAATTGTGGTAAAGGTAGTAATGAAAAACATTTTGTTAAATCATTTTTGTCATAATAAAATTTCATCTTACCATTATCTTTAGCATATGCTTCAGGATAAAATGTCATTTTATTTCTATGCTTAAATTCATTTTTAAATAGTTTTAAACTATCTGGTGTTGGATCATAACACTTTATATTTAAATTACTATTGTCATCACACATCGCCTGTTCAAATCCTACATCTCTATGTACACCAAATGATAAAACATTTGTACTATTCTTTACAATACTTTCTGGTAACCAATAGTTTTTATATTGTTTGAAATTTTGAGGTTGTAAATACTTACCCTCAATTTCTTTCATCTTGTTATATAATTCTTCTTCATTCATTATTTTTTCTCCAGTATATAATCGTTTTTATATTGAGCAACTATTTTATAACCTAACTCTTGTAAATAATTTAGCGCTTCGTTTTTTATTCCTTTATTCCATTTTTCAGCAGATCCATTTTCTTCTACAACAATTAAAGGACTGTATTTGTTTATAGTATTTATGGCACCTCTTAATACTTTTAATTCATGTCCCTCAACATCAATTTTTATATAATCAACATCTTCAAAGTTAAAACTATCTAAAGTTTTCTGTAATACGATTGAAGAAGCAACACCTTCTCTATTTTCTGTTATAACACCTTTAAATGCTTTTACATCTGCTTCTTTATCACCTAAAGCATATTGAAAATATTTTACATTGTTTGCTTTATTTTTTATTCTATCTCTATAATCAAATGATTTAACATTATTAAAATCTTTTGACATGGGTCTTGTAAAATCGCCATCTCTACAACCCACATCTATAGCAGTTCTAAAGTTTTTTATAAAAGGTTTAGATGTATTGTAAATTTCTAAACATATATCTGCATTTGTTTTAGGCACGTTTATAATCTCCTTTATCATATCCTAATATTTCAAAGTCTTGTTTAAAATATTGATACACTAACTCTGCTTGTTCATCTGTATAACCATTTACAGTTCTAAATGTAGATTTTTTTTCGTGTCTATTTTGTAAACCTTTTATGCCTGTTCGTTCTCTTAAAAATGGCCAGATTGTTCCTTCTTCTATTTTATGAATATGTACTGGTTTATTTGTATAGTTTAAGTACCAATTAGTTTGACATCTAAAAGCATCCATTGGTATACTATGTTCTTCTAACCAAATAGGAAACTTCATATCTTTTAATGCGTTAACCCATCCTTCAAACTTTATTTCTAATAATTTATCAATACTTTTTTGAAAAAACTCTTTTGTTTGTCCTTTTAATGGCAATTCACCTCTTATTCTTTTTCTTGCCCACTCAATCATAAAATGATAATAACTAAAAAATCTATTATAAGGATTTCTAACTATAATTAAATATTCTTTACCTACATCACCTATGTCTTTTAGTGTAGCGTGAGCGCCAACAGCAAATTGTTCTATAAGATTTTTTGCTTTTAGTTCTTCAGCAATACTTGTACCACCACACTTTGGTGGATGAATAAAAGTTAAATTTGTATTTTTTATGTGAAACATTTATACCTCATTTATATACTTATATGCAAAACCAGATTTCATTTCTTCTAATGTAAATTGTGAACCTAACAAAGAATATAACCACAATTCTCTATCTGGCATTTTTGGTTTGTTTATTTTATTTAACTCTTGTAAACTACGACTTACTGGTGCAGCTGGAGAGTGTTCACTACAGAAACTAGGTATACCTTTCATAACTGCTTCGGAGGCACACATTGAGTGCCAAGAAACTATTGCCCAACATCCTTGTAAATCTTCTTGTAATGGTTTATGTACTTTCTTACCAAAATTAGCATTATCTATAAACTTATGTCTAACTCTTATTTCTCTATCAGTATGTTTTTTAAGTTCTTTTACAATTTCAGTTTCCCACTCGTGTCTGCATAGACCATACCATTTTGCTGTATGATATGATGGTGGTATAACTAATATATGACTATCGGAGCTTTCTTTTCTCCAAGGTTTTAATTTAAGTTCAGGTGTTTGCTCTTGTATTTTTTCAAATCGTTTTTTATGTTTAGGATTGGTATCAATATAGTTTTTTTGTGTGTTATTTTTTATTATTCTATACCATATGTCATTGAATACTGAATGTTTTTGATAATGAGTAGCAAAAAAATATGGTTGGTCAAAATAGTACCAGTTATGTTTATCAAAATATTTTTTAAGTGTGTGGGTATTTCTTATAATACCTTGAAAAGCAATCTCATCACCTTCTTCTAAATCATCTTTAAAATTAGGCCAAGTGTTTTGATAAAACTGTTCACCTTGTCCTGTATTTTGTGTTTTATACTTTATGTTTTTAAACTTTTCTACAAAAGCATATAAAAACTGATTACTTGCATATTTGGTTTCAAAGACGTGTATCATATCCTGCTTTTCCTACATAATAAGCATCAACTATATCTGTTACAGGATTATTTAGTTTTGTTTGGTCAAACTCTTTTATTAAATCAACACCTGTATCTTTGACAAACTGTTCATACATTTTTAGTTTATCTGCGTTACCTTTACCTGTAGCATTTTTCTTTACTTGGCCAGGTACAATGCTTTCAAATCTTTTGTTTAGTTTATATAGTTTATGTTTTAAGGCACCCATATTTTCTGCTAAATTAAATACAAGTCCTTTACTACCAAATGAATATCCTTCTACAAAAATATTACCAATAGCAGTATCAATAATGTTAATCGCCCAATCGGAAATCTGGTCGTGTCTTTGAGTCTCGGAGGTATAGGGTAGATGTAGTCTGCCATTTATTTGTCCATTACAAAAATCACCTTCATATTTTTTTACATTTGTAAGATAGTATATCTTACAGTTTTCAAATTTAAATGTTCCTCTACAAACACATATAGCAGGACTACTTAAACTGTAATCAATTCCAATCGTCTTGGTCTTCTTCATTGTCAAAAATTGCATCCTCTTCATCTATAGAAGTGTCTGCACCACAAAAAGGACAAGTAGTTGGTTCTATTTCTTCATCCCATTCAACGTGATAGGATACTTCACAATTTTTACAACTGATTGTAACTTTATTTAAATTTGGTGGAGTAAGTGTTGTCATTATAGTTTAAATGTTTTAAATTGATCCTTTTTTACATCTTGTTTAAGTCCACCAATAACATAACTTTCTATTTCAGTTTCTTGTGGAGCATTTTGCATTGAACGACTATTAAACCAATGTTGTGTCCATGGTAATGGATTATTGTTTGACGGTTGTTCATATACTTGATTTAATCCTATAGTTCTCATTCTTCTATTTGCTATATATTCAACATATTGATGTAACAGTTTTTCAGAAAGGCCTATCATAGAACCTTTTTGAAACAGATAAGTTGCCCAACGTTTTTCTTCTTGGACTGCGTCATCATAAATTTGATAAACTTCTTTTTCTGTATCTTTAATAACTTTGTTCATCACTTTATCATTTTCTTTATTTCTATAAGCATTGATAATGTTTTGTGACATCGCCAAGTGTTGACTTTCATCTCTAGCAATCAATGATAATATTTTAGCACTACCTTCCATAAGTTTAAGTTCACCAAATGCAAATGAACAAGCAAACGATACATAAAATCTTAACCCTTCT